CGGGTTTCAACTTCCTGGCGGATTCTTCGTCCTTGTACGTATCACGTGCAGTGGATGCCAACACCTACAACGCCCTGGCCCTGACGACCGGGACGGCATCCACGACTCAGATTAACAACAGTGACGCCTATCAGGCCCTCACCGTATTTCCAGCTAATTCGTTGTTTGCGGCTCGTTACCCCGGTTCTATGGGTAACAGTCTGTCTGTATCAATTTGCCCAACTGCGACTGCGTTCAGCGGTAACACTGCTGCTCCGGCTAGCTCGAATAGCACTGCCGTGTTCACGTTCGCTCCAGGCGCTTCGACTACCACTTTGACTGTTACCAACGTCGGCATTACCAATCCTAACACGGCTGCTACGTCTGACGCCACGCTGATCGCAAACAGCATTGCTGTCGGTGACTTGCTGAGCATCGGTAACACTACTATTGGCACACAGGTTGTGTCGGTGAGCTCAATTGGCGCCCCGGTGGTGACTGCTAACGGTGTCGCCGCGGTATCCATTGGTTTATCGAACACGATCAGCCTGTCCAACACATTTTCTACGGCTCAGGTGGCTCGTACTTGGGAATATGCGCGATTGTTCTCTGCGCCTCCTGGCACTTCGGACTATGTGGCTTCCCAGGGTGGTCGAGGCGATGAACTTCACGTCGTAATCGTTGATAGCCTCGGAAAGTTCTCTGGCACTCCGGGTGCGGTCTTGGAGACGTACTTCGCCGTATCCCGCGCGTCGGATAGCAAGTCATACAACGGTCTGAACAATTACTACGCCAGCGTGATCAACACTGGCAGCGGCTATGCTTGGTGGACTGGCGATGCGGCCGGTGCTCCGACTACCACGTCGGCCAACTCGGTTGCTTCCACCCTCGTGGCACCAGTCAGCGTTGACTTCGTCGGTGGTACGGACTCCGCCAGCGAGACCACGATCGCCGCCGGTGCAGTCCAGCAAGCTATCGGCCTGTTCTCGGACGCCGAAAAGTACGCGATCAATGCTTTGATGCTCGGCCCGGTGCAGAACAACGCCAACCCGGTGTATGCCATTTCACAGGTGGCGGAAGCGCGCAAGGATTGCGTCGTGTTCATCAGCCCGACTCGCACGAGCGTGGTGGGCGTCGCATCCAGCCCGGTTCCGGCATTGGTTTCGTTCGCTCAGTCACTTCCCGTCTCCACCTACGCATTCTTGGATACTGGCTACAAGTACCAGTACGACCTGTACAACGACCAGTATGTTTACGTTCCGTTGAACGGCGATACGGCTGGCTTATACGCGCAGCTATCACAGCCTTGGTTCAGCCCAGCTGGTTTGAATCGCGGCCAAATCAAGAACTGCGTCAAGCTGGCCTACAATCCATCATCCCAAGCCGATCGCGACGATCTATACCAAGCGGCGATCAATCCGGTGGTGACACTATCGGGTCAGGGCACCGTTCTGTTCGGCGACCGAGTGTTGACGACCAAACCGTCAGCCTTCAGCCGGATCAACGTTCGCGGGCTATTCATCGTCCTCGAGAAGTCCATCGCAACCGCCGCAAAATACTCGTTATTCGAACAAAACGATTCAACTACACAGCAGAATTTCGTCAATATGGTGACGCCGTTCTTGCGTGGCGTTCAGGGTGGTCGCGGTATCGCATCGTTCCAGGTCATCTGCGATGCGACCAACAACACGCCTCAGGTGGTGCAGAACAACCAGTTCGTCGCCAACATCCGCGTGGTGCCGCTGTACTCGATCAACTACATCAGCCTATCCTTTACAGCCGAATCTGGTTCGGTTCAGTTCGCTGAAACCACTGGCGCAGTATAACGTTTGATTCATCGCTGCACGATTGCGCCGGGTCTGTCCCGGCGTTTTCGTACCTGTGGTACTATTGGCCGTCATCCCACAAAGGGTAAAACCCTATGTCCAACAATTCTTCAAGTGGCGGCCTTGGCATCGGTTCCGTACTGACGATCGTGTTCGTGGTGCTGAAGCTGGTCGGTGTAATCAACTGGTCATGGTGGTGGGTCTTGTCGCCGCTGTGGATCAGTTTCGCACTATTTCTGGTGGTCGTAATCTTGTTCCTAGTAGCAGCGGCGGTTGGCAACGTAGTGCAGAGCCGCAAGCCGTAGAAGTTCTAGCAGCACCGCCGTTGGTAAATAGCTTCTGTATCACACAGAGGCTATGTAATGCAGCGTCGGTATGGTTGGATCAAGCAGAAAGACGATCCGCGCGATCGCAGAGTTCTCCGAACATTCGGCCTGGTTTCAGAGAACCTTCCATCGTCGCATCGCATCCAGAATGGGATGCCGCCCGTATGGGATCAGGGCGAGACTAACTCGTGCTCGGCCCACGCATCCGGCGCAGCCTACGAGTACATGCTGTCAAAGGAGAAACTTCCTGACTTCATGCCGTCGCGGATGTTCGCGTACTATAATTCACGACTACTCGAAGGCACGGAGGATACTGACGGTGGAGCGACGATCCGCGATGCCGTCAAGGCCCTCGTGAAGTATGGCACCCTTCCGGAGAGCCTGTGGCCGTTCAGCCGCCCTTATAACGTCAAACCGCCGTCCGATATTTATAGTCGCGCTCTGACTGGTGTAGTCACCAGTTACGCTGCGCTGGACCAAGACCTAGAATCGTTGAAGCGTAGCATCGCCAACGACCAGCCGGTCATCTTTGGTTTCATGGTGCCGCAATCATTCGAATCTAACGAAATGGCCAGGACTGGTGTCCTGGTCATCCCTGGGCCTAACGAATCGATCGTTGGTGGGCACGCTGTCCTCGCTACTGGCTATGACGACGCCAGGAAAATGTTCTGGATTCGGAATTCGTGGGGTCCGGATTGGGGTCAAGAAGGCTCGTTTGAGATGCCTTACGCGTTTATCACCAATCCCAAGTGGGCGTCAGACTTCTGGATTATCCAGCACGAGAACTGATCGCCAGCCGGCTAAATACTTACCGAATCTACTATAGCGGCAAGTCTTGTGGCCAATATCCTCGGTTGGAAAATCGAACGAAAAGCTAAACCGTCATCCACGGTGGACAACTTTGCTCCGCCGACTTCCGACGACGGCGCCGCCGAGCTTATCGATACTAGCGTCAAGACCACTCTGTTCGATCTTGGCTCGACGGCCGATTCATCCGCACAGCTCATCAGCCGCTATCGCGAACTGTCGATGCAGCCTGAGGTGGAAAACGCGATCGAAGACATCGTCAACGAGATGATCGTCGAGACGGACTCTGGTGATGATCCGATCGTAGAAATCAACCTGGCCAAACTCCCGAAAGCATACGAAGGTGTCAAGAGCGTTCTGGAGAACGAGTTCAACATTGTTAGCCGACTGTACGACTTCCAGCAACACGCGTACCAGATTTGTCGTCGTTGGTACATCGATGGACGACTTCCATTCTACTGTGCGATCGACAAGAAACATCCGGAAGCTGGTATTCAGGAGATGCGTTACATCGATCCGCGCACACTGAAGAAAGTTCGCAAGATCGTCACGAAGCCCGATCAGAAGCAAACTGGAACTAATCTAATCAAGGACACAGAGGAGTACTTCATCTATCGTCCGCGCGGTGTGTACGAAACCACGATGACGTACAGTGTTCCTCAGGGCTCGACCAAGATCGCCGCCGACTCCATGGTGTACGTGACGTCTGGTCTCATGGATTCCAACAACAAGATGCCGTTGAGTTACCTTCACAAAGCCCTGAAGCCACTAAATCAGCTTCGGTCCTTGGAAGACGCGTCGATCATCAACAAGTTGGTTCGCGCGCCGATGCGCCGAATCTTTGAAGTGGAGATTGGGTCTTTGTCCAAGGCCAAAGGAGAGCAATATCTGAAGGATCAGATGACCAACTATAAGAACAAGATGACGTATAACAGCTCGTCCGGACAGGCGACTGACGCGCGGCATTTCATGACTATGCTCGAGGATTTTTGGTTTCCGACTCGCCAGGGCAACCCGGTGGTGAAGGTCGCCAACCTTCCTGGTGCCGATACGTGGCACGACCTATCTGACCTTGAATACTTCCGCGACAATCTTTACAAGGCCTTGAACATCCCGGTGTCGCGATTGCAGCCTGACAGCCCGTTCAACCTTGGCCGACCTTCAGAAATCACCCGTGATGAAGTCAAGTTCGCCAGATTCATCTCTCGCATGCGCGTGCGGTTCTCTGACATCTTTGTGCAGGCCATGATCAAGCAGATGGTACTCAAAGGTATCGCTGACTTCGAGACGGCGCGGGATATAATGTCGTATGTGAAATTCGACTATCAACACGACAACTTCTTCAGCGAGTTGAAGAGTTCCGAAATTGAAACGTCCCGTATGCAATTGCTGGACGCGGTGACACCTCACGTTGGCAAGTACTATTCGATGGACTGGGTGCGCCGCAATGTCCTTCAGCAGACCGAGGAAGAAATCGCTGAGCAGATGGCGCTAATTCAGAAAGAACGCGAGATGGGTCTGTACGATCGGCCCGGTGCGCAGGATGAACTCGGTGTAACTTTGGTTGGCGCTCAAGCGCAATCGTCAGCTCAGGGGCAGATTGCTGGACAGATGAGTATGGGGATGCCGCCACCCGGACAAGAACAGCCTAACGACAAGAAGGGTAGTTCTGGAGCCAAGTCGGATAAATAACAGGTGATAATGATGGAAGCGCTCGCTAGAATGAACGAACAGGATTTGCTATCGATCGGTGAACTTCTGGAACATCCAGAACAATATCCAGACGTTGACGAGCACGACATCCGTGACCTTGCGATCGGCTATCACTTGGCGCAGGCTGACAAGATCGCCAGCCACATCATGGAATCAGTATCGCTGACTGGTGACGTCAACGCCGCTATTCAGACGCACGAAGACTTCCCTCGCTACGCATTCCATATCGACGAAGCTAGTCGCAACGCCGCTGAAGCTAATGAGCCTACAGTGATGGAAGCCTTCGACGAATCCATGCAGTCGAGCCTAGACCGTGTCTTGTCTGCTGCGTCGAAGGTTCTTAGCGGGCAACTTCTTACGCGCGATGAAATGATCAAAGACAAGGCCGATTAACATGACTAAGCGTAGTATCGTAACCCTTGCCATCGATCGTAAGCCGACAGAAGCTCACGATGTCATGGCTGAGCAGATGCAGCATCGCCGGTCTGTCATGGTTGAAGAACTCATCGCTGGTCGAGCAATCGATGCAATCTTTGGTGAAGGGTCTTTCAACGAGGACTGTCTTGACGAAATCGAAGCTCCGGTCCGGCATCCGAACGATGCCATGGCGAAGGTGAATCCGATCGACTTACATGATGATCCCAATGCTGCACCCGGAATGTTCAAGGCGACACTGGCAAAGGATCGCACTCGTGTAGCGGATACGCCCGATCGCTTTGAAGACCCGTTCCTTTCTGCAAAACGTGCCGAAGTAGATCAATACATTGCGTCGCGTCGCCCAGCTGAGATTTGGCCGAGCACTGCCTGGACGCCTGATCGTTCAGCGTTTCCACCTGCTGTCAACGATAACGACATCCTGAAGTTCTATCCGATTTTTCGCATCGCTGGCAATCTGGTTCTTGCTAATGCTCAGCCGAAGACTGACGTGTATAACGTCGCAGTTGAGTCCCTTCAGGACGGCTACAGCAAGGAGGCTCTGGTCGAAGCTCGTCGCGTCATGGCATTCGCTGATAACCTTTCTCCTGACCAACTGGAGGAGCTTGCAGCCGTCAACGACGTTTTGACTGGCAACGTTCCCACTCAAGTTGACGAACAGCAATTCGACCCGGCTGGCAAGTCCAATCGCGAGCTGTGGGATGAATATCATCGTCGCAGCGAAGCCCGTGGCTCTGGCAGCCGCCACGATGTTATGGACGCTATTGAATCAGCCGTCCTTAAGTCTGGTGGCCCAGAAGCGGTTCGCAAGATGAAGCTATACACCGAGCTACGGTCTGCCTCCAACGGTAATGGCGCCGTGTCCAAGATGGCAGATGATCTTGCGGCAAAGGCGTAACCCGTGGACCTGTTCGATCGCGTACATGCGATCCTAACCGAAGCCGACGCGGCTACGGTCAAGCCCAGCGAGTCGATCAAACCGTTCAAACCGCACATTCGGATGGTCAACGGAACGCCGCATATGTCGTCGGCCGACTTCCGGAAACTTCCCGGACTGAAACTGAAATCAGGCAGCCAGTTCACATTCGACAAGTCACAGCCTTCCCCTGTCAGTGCTACCAAACCGGAAGCGGCTGCACCGTCCGCGCCAACTGTTCAAGCGTCAGCAGGCGCACCAACTAAGGGATCGGACAGTGAAGGCGAGTTCACCTTGAAGCCGAACGGTTTCAAGGAGTACAAAGACTTCACCCAAGCCCCTTCTGGCCTGAAAATATATCGATACGATTCGCGGGCTAACATCGCTGCGGTCAAAGCGCGTCAGGCTGCAGAGCGCGCGGCTGCGACATCCAGTCCGGTTTCGCCTAAGCGAGACATCAACGCGTGGGTTCACGTAGGACAAAGTCGCCCTACATCATCGCCTAAGCCAGAACGAATTGGTACAGCGCCATCGCAAGAGCCACAGGTTGGTCATCCGGCTCCTCAACCTAAGGCTAAGACGAGCCTGTGGAAGAGGTTCACGTCTGACGAAAAGCCCGAAACAGGCAAAGTTGCACCTAAGGCGATCTCAGCACAACCTAAGCCAAGTGCGCCTGAAGTCAGACCGGCGTCGGCCGAGCCGGATGAAAGTCTGACTAGCATGTGGAAGCAATATGCCCGCAACCACAGTGCTCCCAGGTACACCGCGGGTATTCACCTTCAGAACAACGAATTGTTCCACAAGGTATCCGACAAGTACGGTTTGGATACAGCTAAGGCGATGCACGGGTATGCTGAAGCGATGCGCCGCGGAAAAATGTTCGATGTGGCTCGCAAGTTTGGAGTTGATGAAAATATGGACGAAGCAATCGGTGCAAGTATTCCGTCTGCGTTCAAGGCGCCAAAACCGCCGGGCATGGGAGTGCGAGCTATCATGCCGGGTCCGGGCTTGCGGATGAAGACGACTGCATCATCTACTGGTGCAGCTCCTCGGTCAACGCTAGCGGCTCTAAGGATGAAAACGTCAGCGCCAACGACTGCCCGTTCTCCGGCCATCAAGATCGGGCAAACCCTGAAACCGAAACTGACCGCCCCTACGACCAAGGCATCAGTATCATCTTTCAAACAAGCCAAGGCTCAGACTGGCAACATCGGTGAGGAAGACCTGACTGAGGCTGGTCGAGTGAAGAATCTAAATAAACACAGTGTGAAGCATGGAATATTCTCGTCTCGCATGCGGCGGTATCGTAACCGC